TTTTCATTGCTTGGTAAAGTTAGTTGTTTTCAGTGAGCCTTCGGGGTTCGTTGTATTTTGTGTGTTCATAGTGGTTTAACTTTCGCTAGTTTCTTTTCAAGTGCCTTGTTGAACCTTTCAACATCAGAGTCCCTTATGATCAACCCAATGGTCTCAGGTCTGGAATTATAGGTTAGCCTGTTGAGGGCCGAAGCAACCCCAAAGGGTACTTTGATATTCCTTGCTGTGTTCATCAGGTTCTTGCCTCGGATAAGCGTCATGGATAACGGCACTTGTTCTTTGTCGAGGTTCACGTCGGGGTTACGGTCGATAGGTGTCATGGTATTACAGGGTCTCTAAGGCGTTACGAGCCATCGCAAGGTCACTGGGGACCAGCTTGGCATACCGAAGGGTCATGTTGATGTCCTTGTGTCCCATCCAGTTTTGAACAACCTTGATGTTGATCCCCTTGGAAAGCAGACGTGTTGCACAGGTGTGCCTTGTAAGGTAAAACACCCACTCGTGATTGAGTCCCATCTCCCGGCGAACCTTTTGCCACTCGGTGCGAATCCGTTCCTCTGTCATGTTTGCCCAAGGGTAAGCCTCGGCGGTCAGGTTGAGCGCATAGGTTGCCTTACGGGTCAACGGGATGGACCGCTGGTCGCCATTCTTGGACTTCCGCAGGTCAACGATCCACCCAATGCCCTCCATCTCCCTTACGTCGCTGCGGTGAACGCTACGGGACTCGCTAGGTCTCATACCAGTCTCAAGGGACCACCGGAAAAACAACCGGAACTCATGGGAACAAGCACGTTCGATCTCGGTGATCTGGGAGGTACTGAAGAACCTCATGCGAGCATTGGAGGCGTGTTTGATCTTCTTGATGACCAGCGGGTTGGTTGTGATCCCTAGATCCCGGTGGTGGTTCAAGGTGACACTGATGGTGGACAACTTGGAGTTGATGGTGGCTGGTGAGTTGTTCAGGGAAGTCCTGAGATACTTGATGTAGTTCTCGATGTGACCTTGGTTCAACTTGTCGAGCGGCTGGGCATCACCGAAGTACTTCTCGGCGCACCTGATGCTGCGGACCTCGGTCATCTCTCGTGCTTTTCCAATCCAACGGGTTGAAAGGGTGCGATTGAATGCGTCTTTTAAGGTAGTCATATGGGTGTGTGTTAATATTGGATGTTGTTGACGAATTCCTCGATGCGCTCTTGGAGTTCCTCAAGGGTTTGCTGGGCTTTCTCTAGGTCTTGGTCGATGACCTCGTCCAACGCTATGTCAACCTCCACGCTTACCGCAACAAGCTCACGGATGAGATCCTTGAGGGTTGTGTGGATGCCTTGGGCGATTCGGGCTTCAGTGATTTCCATGTCTGGAAACATTTCGAGTTGTGTTGCAATTGTCATATTTGTGTCTCTCTCTCTGTGTGGTTTTATGCGTTGATGTCTTGGACGTAATACTGGGTGATCGTAGGTGACGTGTAGTTTGAGATGGCAAAGATTCTTAGGCCGTGAGCGAAGTAGGTTGTCATTTCACATTGCTCATTGTGGCCGAAGTCCAACCAAGAGGACTCAGGGTTTCCTATAAGAAGTTCTGCGGCTTCGCTTGTGATCTCGATGGTGTTGTGTGGTAGTTTCATAATGCTTGTGTGTGTGTGTTCTCGTGTTGTCTTGGCGACAACGAAATGGTTCTAGTTCCGCCCAATGTCTTAATCAACAACATTCTTTTCCAATCTCTTTAATCCTTTTCCAATCCTTTGGTTTTCAAAGCGTTACGACGCAAATAATTTTTCTGCCCAATGGTATTAAAGCGGTTTTCGGCGTTTTTGGCTGGCTCTCGGTGCTCTCTAGGCTGGCTCTAGGTGCTCTCGGTGCTCTCTAGGCTGGCTCTAGGTGCTCTCGGTGCTCTCTAGGCTGGCTCTAGGTGCTCTCGGTGCTCTCTAGGCTGGCTCTAGGTGCTCTCGGTGCTCTCTAGGCTGGCTCTAGGTGCTCTCTAGGCTGGCTCTAGGTGCTAAAAACCCCGCCCCCATAGGACAACCTATGAGGACGGGTGATGAATTGTGAAGCGGGCTATTTGAAGCAATGCAGAAGGAACGTTATGAAGTAAAACCAGAACGCACAAAGGATTGCCAAAATGATCAAATAGCCTTTCCAAGGTCCGCCCCGGCGACGGCTGTTTAAAGTTGAAGACGGCAGGCCGCGAGCGCGCCGGGTGTCATAGATTGGCAAGGGTTGCTTGTAAGGTGTCATACTTTCCCCCCTTCTAGCGCGACTTCAATCCTCTCAGAGAATACGGTGCGAACAGTCCGCTTGTAGACTCTCCAAGGGACAGCCACCCCGTCCCCTGCTTCCCTTTCAAGCTGCCGACAGAATCGCTTTGCTTTCCGTTCTGCCGTTTCAAGCGTCTTGGCTTTTCCGTACCCCTTTCCCCATTCGTTTCCTGCCGTTGCCCATTCGAAGCTAATCGTTTCTTTCATATTGTTTCCTAGTGTCATGTTCTTGTTTTTCTACTTTGTTTATGTTTATGCATTCATCGCAACTTCGCTCGCTCGCTTTGACTTTGTGCCATGAGGATTAATCCAGATTGACGGCTGTCTTGCCTTGGAAAGCCCCGCGCATAGCTTGCATTGGCTGCATTCCATCCCGCGAGTTTCGCTGAGACATTCAAGCGTCCCTGCCGGTTGGATAGGCGAAACGTGAAACGAGCGGAAACCTAGCTCATTGGCGAGCTTGTGAGAGTCTGCCGTTTCGGTGCTTGCCATGAAATATGCAGCGTAGGATGCCGCGAGTGGATTAACTTTCCAGTCGTGGAAATATCCTGTCCAACCATTCGAGACTTTCGCAATCGATTTGACGATGGAAAGCGGAAGCAAGGTGGGATTGCCATACGCTCCGAAACGAATTTTCCTCCCGCCAAATGCAAGCGGATAATGGGCAGGAATAATCTCAGGATAAAGCCCCCGTTGCCATGCTTTCCAGATGTTCGCCGGTGCATGTCCTAAATTCACATAACATCCATTCCCTGCGGCAAATGGGCATTCCCTGCAGATTGTTTTCGCATCGATGCCGCTTTTCACGGCGTCCACCGGATGGACGTTCTCAAGCAAGAACCAGATTTGAACCATGTTCCCTGTTTTCCGGTTTGACGTTTCCATCGTAGCGATTGCGACGAATTTTTCTCCGTTCACTTCCCCACGGTGCAAGATGTACCCTTTAGCTCTTTTAAATTTAGTGATCATATTGTTTAATGGGTGATTATTTGCTGAGATTTTTCAACTCTGATTTGATTCGCTTTGCCGTTTCTCCCCGCCATGTGGAGGCATTGGAAAGAAAGTATAGAACGATGCTTTTTCCCGTGTCCCACCCGTAGGATGCTCCAACGTCACCAATGGTTCCCATAGCGTCTAAATAGGGCTTGGCTGCATAGTTTACTTTTGGCCAATCCCTTCGGATATCGGCGGCAATAGTGTAAAGCGGGCGGGCGGGTGTGTTTTCGTTTTTCATGATGTTCTATTTTCTGTTTATTTGTTTTTAGACGAGGTCGAGGAATTTCAAGCACGCCCGAAAGGCTAAGGCGGTGGCGATAAATGCAAGGCCAAGGGCAAGGCATGCGGTGATTTGTGCAATTGTTTTCATGGGGTGGTATTAGGTGTGAATTAAAGAGGCCTTTTAATGTCGTGCCTAGGACGTGAGAGGATTTAATCAGCGAGTGAATAATAAAGTCGGAAGGATAATTTTCCGAAAGGTCTTCCAAGTGTACTAGGGAGACTCACGGAGACTCTGAAGAGAATATCGGAAAGCCAGCGGAGTTTGTGAGGACGGAGCTTGGGGAGTTTGATTGGTTCGTTCATGGGTGGGGTGGTTGTCGTAATTGGATGGTCGGGGGATTGAACCCCGGCCTGTTGGTATTAAGCAAGGCGAGCGGCGGCACGAGCGGTTTCTTCGGCGATGATAGAACGCTCGCAAACCGTAATGGAAAACTCACGGTTTGCCGTTCCACACTTGTGCAGGAGCATACATAGGCAATCGTTTTCCCCACGTGCTGGTAGAACTAACCACCATTGGAGCGAGCGGGAAGTTTCGACGCGCATGATGGCTTTCATCCCAATCTTGGCGACGTGGTGGCGTGTGGTGTGGCGGAAGGCGGCAAGTTTCTTGGTCATGTTATGTTAGGGTATTAGGTGTATATGTCTTGGGAGTGTCCCGGTGACGTGCTGAGGATTAAAGCGGGGATTCCAAGGAGTCAACACCTAATTGCATTAAAAGTGAAAATAGTTTCCCTTGGGTCATCTCCCGGTCATCTCCCGGTCATCTCCCGGTCAACCTTGGTCATCCCTACTGGTCATCTCCCGGTCATCTCCCGGTCATCTCCCGGTCAACCTAGGTCATCTCCCGGTCATCTCCCGGTCATCTCCCGGTCAACCTAGGAGTTTACTTTGTGAATACATCAAAAAACACAAAAGGGCGGCATCATCAAAAAACACACTATTGAGACTCGTTCTCAATAAGGAGGCCTCCGGCCATAAGCCGTTTCAACACCGTCAAAACACCTCATTCCCCCCACTAGACACTTGGAGTGTCCCGCCATTCCCCTATTCCCTAGGCCTTTCTGGTGACGCTTGGCAACCCGGCGTTCAAATCGACCATCTGATGCCCCGGCGGGGGGATTTTTTGGCGGACATCATTACGTATACCCTTTCAGATATTTTTACCAAATTCTTAAGGACACCCGTAGTCACCTGTAGTCACCAATATCCACCCGTAGCCACCCAATATCCACCCGTAGCTCAACCACCTTCACTTGCGTAGGCATTCTCAAGCGCATCAATGGCCTCGTTGATCATCTCGATACCGCTAATGGCATCCACGTTGCTTGCTGTGTACTGCTCTCCTTTGGAGTCTATGACGGTCAACACAAAGCCCTCAAAGAATTCCCCAAGAGTCTTCACAACAACATCCACAAGTTCCTCACTTGGAATACCCTTGGGTTCTCCTTGATTAAAACAACTGTTTAAATATTCGACTTCAGCTAAGGTGATCATCTTTTCTTTCTTCTTGCTACGGAGAACTTTAAGTTACTCTAGGTTACTCTAAGTTATCCTTATTTTTTTACCCCCTTACCCCCTTATAGGTGTCCTTAAGGGTAGTTGTTACAGTTGAAACCACAACTTCAAACCACAACAATAAACTTAAGAAGACAAAAAACCGAAGTTTCTTTTCCTATTAGTGCATCAATCAAGGTCACTCTAGGGGTAAATCATTAACAATCAACCAATAAGGTGTGTTGGAACGGAACGAAGTGAAGGGAAGGACGGAGCGTAAGCGATGGATTGACCGCAACGGAGAGACCTAAAGGCCCACATTGAGGCAACCCTTTGTTTCCCACGGACGTGGTTGTTAAAGGGTAGAACTCAATAAGGCCACCTAGGAGCCATTCTGAGAGCCTATAGGGTTGTTTCCGCTGTCATCTACCACGGTAATACCCCCAAAGGCCTCCTAGACCCCCTACAGGCCCAAAGAACGCACAGTGTTGACCAAGGCCTCACAATAGGTTTCCCCAAGGAGCCTTTGACCCTTTTCTCCCTCAAACAAAGAACACTCGTTGGTGTTGCTCCCAAAGAAGGGTTCTAGGATCACACAGGGCATCGAGGGTAGGCGTGTGAACAAACCACCACGGTCCTCCTTGGACAAACCCTTGGTTCCCCTATTTGCATTAAGGGGAAACTTTTGTTTGAAGACTTGTTGAAAGGTGTTGGCAATCACTTGGCCTTTCTTAGAAGTCTTCCAATAAAGAAACTCAAAGCCCTTTGCGGTTGGTTTGTCGGAGCTATTAAAGTGAAGTTCCACTGCAAAATCCACCTTAAGTAACTCAAGCTGAGCGCACAACCACATCATAGCCCCTGTGTACCCTTGGCCACCATAGGTGCTGAAGACCACCGAGTTGATGTTGTTCTTTTCCAACTCCATCCTAAGAATCTCAGCGACTTTTTGGTTGTAGGTCCATTCGGAGGCTCCAGAGGCACTTAGGGCTCCCTTGTCCCCTTTTCGGCTGTGTCCTACACAAATAGCAACCAAAGGCCTCCTTGACCCCTTAGCGGCTCCGTATGGGGGTACTAGTGACCTTGCGATGTTCTTGATTAAATCCATGAGTTGATGCTTCGTTGGTTGTTGGTTCGTTTAAAATAAGAGTCGGCAAGCTTTGTCAGTTCATCCTTCAGGAGATCCTCCTTGCGGTCGTCAATGCGCCTTGTGGCATCTTGGGCCATATGTTCAGCCCAGTAGGCCACAGCGATTGCAAGGGCATCTAGTCGGTCATCGTGGGTCAAAGCACCACGGTCCCTTGTGATCCGTGACAACTGGTACATCAACTGGTAACGCAACTGGGAGTCCGTGGGATACACCGAGCAAGACTCGTAGTCCTTTTTGATGGACTTAGGGTCAAAGACAAGCCTGTGTTGGTTCATCACGGGTTCCAAGGTGTCCACAATGCGCTTCTCCTTTTGGGTGCTGTGACGGACTTCCTTGATGGAACACGGGTGGACCTTTTCAAGGTAAGGCTTGAAGATCTCCGTGAACATCCCGTCGCCAAAGTTGGACTCCACAATGATCTCGTTGACGTTGTGGTGGTGAGCTTTAAGGGCAAGGGTCTTTAACACGTCAGCACTGTAGCCCCCTTGAAGACCACCGAACTCAGCGACGTAAAGGTAGCCATTGAGCATCTTCACGACTGCCCAAGCTGTTTCATCCTTACCACGTCCCGAAGGGTCAATGGACAACACAGAGCCTTGGTAATCAATGTGATCTCCCACGACCTTAAAGGGCCTATAGAACCTGTCTCCCGTGAAGCCTACGTTGGGTACTGAAGAGTCCCAAATGAGATCCGGTGACTGCGCCCACACAAGTTTCTCAGGAGCCTTGTCCCTGTCGATGTCCATCACAATCAAGTCGTTGATCTTTAAGGGATAACGGTCAAGGTCGGACAACTTAGGGTCCAACATGAACTGCATGGCAAACCCTGTGCGACCATAGGACACTTCTCGTTCTGCAAGGTCCAACTCAGAGAATCGAAGGGGTTCACTGGGGAGTCCCTCACGAGAATCATCAACACACGAAGTGCTTACGTTGCCTTGGTAGGACTTCTCGTTCTTGGCAACCGTGATGATCTTAGAGGGCCACACCTTGCACGAGTAGTCCCGCTCGATCAGCTTGTTGTAGATGGAGTCTTCACACTGGGGAGTACCAAGGAACAAGATCCGTGACGACCCAAGGGGCTTAAGGATGGCCTCAAACTCTCGCACCTGTTCCCCAAGTTTGTCCCTAAGTGACTGGGTTGCTGAGTTGTTTGGGACTTCCACATCGTCGGCCACAATGATGTCCGCACGGGAACCTGTAAGCTGCGAGGTGATCCCAAGGGACTTTACCGAAGGTGCGTGGGACGCTGGTGCTGGACCAACATCAAAGGAGATCTTGGAGAACCGCTGTTTATCCGTGGGCTTCAGGTGTTCCAACATGGGCATCTCGTGGATCAACCTAAGCGTGAACGTAGAGAAGTCATCAGCACGAGTCTTGGACGCAGAGACCACAAGGATGTTCTTAGAGGGATCTAGGAGCAACTGGTGGACAACATAGGCAGAGCAGATCCACGATTTACCAACACCCCGAAACCCCTGCAAGACAGCCCGCTTGGGGCCATGTTGCATCCAGTCGGCTATCTCATACTGGATTGGTGTTGGATCAGGGAGCTTCAGGTGCTTCCAGCACAAGTACAGGAAGTTTCTAAAGTCTTTAAGTTGATGCGGAACTTGGTGCATAAATATCTGAACTTAATACTACTCTCCGACAACACGGTCAAGTCCCTCGTCGTGAAACGGAAGTAGGTTAACAAGTTCACCCAAGGGGCTACTTTTGGTTACCGTAGCATAGATGCCGTTGTCCTTGAGCATTTGACGGGCAGCGTTAAGGAGTGCTGGGGATGACTCGCCGCCTTTGATTTGTTGAATGAACTCGTCGATCAAAAGATCTTGGAGACCCTCCATCTTTAAGGCGCGATCAAAGTGTACTTCTTCACTCATATAGTTTTATTGTTTGTTGTTCTTAAGTTCCTTAAGGATCTTAATGACCATGTAAATCAAGGTAGCTAGGCCAACCATTATTGCGATACCTGTGTTCACTTGTTCAAGAGATAGGTTAGCCAAGAGTCCTATGACACCGATCAAAGCAGGAGGATGTGTGTTGTCGTTCATCCTATTAGGCAATCTTCCAGATTTTAACTGAAGAGTAGAACTCAGGGCGACCCGCAAGGTTCACGGCTGCTCCTAGTCCATCGGTGGCTCTTGCTGTGGTTGTGTAGTGTTTAAGCTCAAGGACGCTTGGGGTGGTCAAGGTGAACTCACCAAATCCAACGCTGGAGGACGAAGCGGTTACCGAAGTAAACTCACTGCTTCCGTAGGCGGCTACTGAACTCGCTGTGGTGTTATTAAGCCAACAAGCGTGCGCTCCGACGTGAATTGCAGGCGCTCTAAATTCCGTGTAGTAAGTCCCAACAGGCAACGTGATCTGGTTGGCATTCAAGGATGCACCTGCAATGACGTTTCCGACTTGCACGTTGAGAGTACGGGTTACCGTTGTGGCTGCCGTAGCGGCCCCGCCAGCGGTTCCTTGTGTTTTTTGGTCAACAGCAAAGAAGTACTCTTTGGCAAACGGGTTTTGACTATCTGGAATAATTAGGTTTTTAGCCGAAAGATCCAAGGTAGCCGCCAGCTTTCCAGCCGTCACGTTGGCATCAAGGATCTTTGAGGTAACTACAGAATTAGCTGCCAGTTTAGCATCGGTGACCGCAAGGTTCGCTAGTTTCGTTGTGGTTACAGCACCGACGTTGATGTGTTCATCAAGGATGGCGTTGTCAGCGATCTTTGTGGCAGTAACAGCATCGACGGCTAGTTTCTCAGTGGTGATTGCTCCGTTGTTGATGTCAGCGGTAAAGATGACCGACTTGTTGGCACTGTCTCCTGCATCTTGGGAAACCTCTTGGGCTGCAAACAACGAGTGTCTGTAGGCTGTGTTAAGGGCATCCTCGGACAACACAGCACCGCTAGTGAAATCAACAAGAGGCAGCACCGTGGTTGCCCTGTAGATACGAATCTTGGTGTAAGCCGAAGGAGCCGCAGAGAACGTAAGTGTCTTTGTGGTGGTGTTTACCGTTGCGATGGTAGACGTAATGTCCGCTTTAGTCGTTCCAGAATACCCGATAGCTCTGACATCTCCTGTAGTAAGGGCATCAAAGCCGTAAACAAAGGTAGTTCCAGAAAGCCCAGTGTCCGTTTCAAAGTATGAAAGTTCGTAAGTAGTAGCCATTTTAGTTATTTATTGTTGATTTTCAAATTTACCCAAGCGATAATCCTTTTGTTTTTGCGTCATTTGACCCATCGTATTATACAATTCAGGGAATTCCCCAAGCATTTCAACCTGTGCCTTATTGCGATACCGCTTAATAACACGGTTAATTGCAGTGATTCTAGGTGAAGACTTTCCGATTTGATCCTCCATGTTTTGAGATGGAAAGGATTTGTACTCAGGAGATTTCATTAGCATCGATAGGGCTTGCCTTACGTTACGACCATCAATCGTGGTTGTTCCAGACAATTCAAGCATCCTATCGTAAGCTTGAACACCTGCTGAGTTCTTAAAGTTTCTCATGTCCAAGTCAGCAATTCCGTTAATCTTAGCTGGGGGAAGAGCAAATCCATGCATCAACCTTGAGATTTCTTGGTCAACAATGTCGTTCTTTTTGGTCGAAACATAGACAGGACTTATGACGTTCAAGAGTCCCAAAGGGTTTTCCTTATAGATTACATCTCCAAGGAAAGTTCTTTGTGGAGGAAGCTCTTCGCTTACACCGGGAACCCTTCGCATCATAGCGTCCATCACTGAGCGACTTTCTCGCTGGATCGTCATGTTCTCCGTGTTTTGAAGTTGATTCAAAGTGTTCGGAACAAAACCACCAGCAATATCTTGAATCAACTTAGGACCATAGGTTTCTGGATCTCGCAAACAATTCAACAAGTTGTTCAATCCACGCAGGTAACTCTTGTCAGTTAAGTTGTAAGTCAACGACACCAGCAAGCCCGATAAAGCGTTCTCTGCTTGTTCTTCAGACTTAGGAGCATTTACTTTGTTGAACTCAGCAAGGTCCGCAAGGATTCCCAAGGGGGTTGCAATAGGATCAAGACGGTTGTAGCTGTAATACTTATCTCCGATTTTAATCGAGTAAGGTTGCCATCCGGTGGACTTCAAAGCGTCCTTTTCTTCTTTATTCTGTGGACCGTGTCCGGTAATTTTACCCTCACTGTTCATTAGGTAAGTAGCAACAGAAGCCGTAAATGCGCTGGCAACAGTCATTCTTCCAACAAACTCTGCACGAAACTCAGGAGATCCATTCGTAAATGCTTCTCTAAATTTAGCACTTGTCGTAAGCAATACAGCGTCCCTTGCAAGACCAAGCGGAGACCTGCTCAATCCAAACTTAAGAATGTTTGTGGGCGTTTTAACAAACGGAAGAACAAACTTTAAGACAGGATGAGCATTTAAGATTCCCATAACGCCCGTAGTAAACGCATCTCCGGTATCTTGAGAGAAGGTTCCTTGTTGGGAATATTCATAAGCAGCATCAGCAAGTGCGCTTTTTCGTTTATCAAATGGATTCTTTTCGTATTCACGAGCGATAAAGCGGTCATACTCAACACCCATATCGGCTGTCAACCCTGCTGCTTTTGCCTTTTCGTTGTAAGAATGAAACAAATTCTTTTCGTTATACATCTTACCACCTTGAATAACAAAGTTGCTTAATTTTTTTTCAACATAAGAAGCAAGCTGTGGTCCGCTTTTGATTCCCTTATTAAGTCCCTCTGCATACAACTGCTGACGAAGAAACTGTCGATACAGTATTTGTTTTTGAAACTCATCAGAAGCCGTCAGGAGATTCGTGTTGATCCGTGTAGCTTTACCTAGCCAGTTAATTGCCGTCCCAAATGCTCCGTCAGGATCGAGTCCAAGTGTATTAGCCGTCAAAGCTCCTCCTTGAACACGTCCCTCATCAAAGCTTCCAGAACTTTTAGAATTCAACACGCCTTCTCCAATTTTCGCTGAAAGAACAGCCGCATCAAGAGCTTCACCAAATCCTTGAACAGTTGTCAATGCGCTAAAGTGAGCCTTCACGGTTGTGAAATCACCAATCAAAGCACTTCCAACCAGCATCTCTAGGTTCTTGAGAAGTGTGGTAGTAATACCTCCAAGGGCGTTAACAACGTGAGTAGCAGGGCTAAACAGGTTATTGATGTAAACTTCGTGGGTAACGTCCAACATCTTACGACCCAAAGTAGCGTTTTGCATATACGAGGCTACCCTCATGCGCTTCTCAAGATCCTCGATGTTACTGATGGCTGCAAGTTGCGCTGTGTATTCCTTTGTTGTTTTTGATCCAAGTTGTTCTTTAGCGAACTTAGAAAAATCTTCACGACGGAGAATTTTATCAGCAGTCATACGCTCCTTACCGAGACTTACAAGGTTCCTTTGATATGTGCTAATTTGCTTTTTGAGAGCATCAATAGAACGCACAGGTTTCTGCGGAAGCATATCCTTACGAGCCTTAAGTTCCAAAGCTTCAGCCCGTGCTTGCTCTGGTGTCATATTAGACAGCTTTTCAAGCTTTTTCATTGCCGCATCAAGCTCCGCATTCTCCTTGATGAAAGCTTTGTTGGACGCAATAAGCTCATCCAATTTAGCAATCTCAGGGTCAACAACGGAAACTTCCTTTGGTTTAATAGGTTTCCCAGCGTCATCAAACTCAGGCTTATAACCAACACCAGTAAACGCAGCGGAACGAAGCTTATCCAACTCAGCACCCTTTGTCTTCTTTAGTTCTTCAAGTTTTGCAGCACGTTTAGCTTCAAGTTCTTTTAGCTTTGCTGCTGGGTCACTTAGAAGTTGCTTCTTAAGTTCAAGAGTCCGCGCCTTAACTTCCTTGGCTCTACTTGGAGGAAGCTTGATTTTAAGATCGTTCTTTGCCTTTTGTTCAAGCTCTAGTTCCTTAAGACGCTCTGGTCCCATCTTGCGGACGGCTTCGTATTCCACAAGAGCCTTTTGAAGCTCCGTGTGTTCGGCTTGCATCTTTCGATACGACCCAATGGTTTCCTCAAGGTGACGTTGCTTTGGAGTTTTTACTTGTGCAGCCTTTGCTGGAATTTCAACACCCTCGTCATCTACGGTAATCTTGTAGTCTTTGGCATCTTTATCAGTAAAGGCCAGCTTACGTTCAACAGCTAAGTCTCCTTCAAGTTTTGCAATCTTAGCCTCATAACTTGCTGAAAGTTCTTCTGGGGTTTTTACTTTTCCTTTTGGATCTTTTGGAACAATAGGAGCGTCAGGGTTAATAGTTTCAATCTCCTTAACAATCTCATCTACGTCTGGATTAAAGGTATCAACAACAGTCTTGCGCTTTTTCCCGTCATCCAAGGAATCTGTAAGTCCTTTACCGAGTTTACGATCAAGCATCAAGTAAGAAGATCCAGTACCGTATTGGGAATACACAGCAAGAAAGTCCTGATAACGAACTCCTAAATCGTGCATCTTAGCTTCTGCTTCAAGAAGATCGTCTCCTGTTTTATCGGCAGCAGTTTTTGAACTGGCAAGCCAAGCTTCAGCAGCTTTCCAAGTTTCTGTTTTAAGGTGATATTGCTGCAAACGCAGCTTTTGAAAAACCTCTGGTGAACTAGATTGATATAGGGTATCAAAGTCATCTGGGTTAAGACCTACCGACGCATAAGCAGCACGACCGTTTTTAAGGATTTCCTCTGGCGACTCAAATGGAAGCTTTGTGTAATCGGTAAGTTCTGAAAGCTGAGCAAGCCCATCAGCAATTTCTTTTGGACTGCGAGCGTTTTTAAGCACACCACCCACAACCGTTTTAATAGACAACTTACCACCTTTAATCTTCTGTGGTTCACCTGTTGCCGGATCAATTTCAAGCGGTTGTTCAACAGGTTTTACTTCTAGGTCTATATCCTTCGGTGCTTCAATAATCAAACCAGCACCCACAGGGGTTTCAATCGCCCGTTCAAAAATAGGAGGCTCTGCGAGGGCTTTAAGCTCCGCACCGCTTACTTGTTCTAGGGTAGTCCCAGCGGCCTTAGCGGCTTCTTCAGGGGTCATCCCAGCGTCCACGTTGCCCTTGAACTCCTTCATGGCCTTGATGCCGTTAAAGAACACAGGAGCCAACGCTTGTTGACCAGCTTCCAAAAACAAACCCTCTACGACGTTCTTAAAGCGTCCTTCAAGTTCGTTGTCATCCTTGTTGGCTTGAAGGTATTCCGAAATGGGATTCTGAAGTGCTGGAACAGATTGCATCAAGTTGGACAACCGTTCGTCTTGACCATCAAAAGCAATGAAGTCCGTGACGGCTCCTTGTAGCACCTGCTTACCGATACCCGCTGCCTTCTGGACACCAGTGCCAGCCTTAGCCAACTTAGATCCCAGTGAAACAGCCTGACCAACCTTACCAAGCGCACCACCAACAGGAATAAAACCCGTCAAGAACTGCGTAGTTCCTTCAACAAAACCACCAACCATCGATTCAGATTTACCTAGAAAGCGAGTATCCCAGTTTGGCAAAGAATCCCCAAGGGCGAAATCACCAAGGTTGTAGATGCTTTGGGCAAACCCCTCAATACCCCGTAGCGGAGCCAAGGCGACATCTTTGAGATCGAAAAATTCACTTCCTTCCTCTTGATTAACATCCTCCGCAAAAGGAGCATCAGTAAGTCCACGAGAGGATGCTTCAAGTGCTGTGTTCGTTAATTCAGCAGCGTTTTCTTTGAGTAGTTCAGAAATAAGAGACATGATTTTTATTTAGTAAGGCTGATCTTTTTAGAGGAATACCAGTTTTCTTGGCCCTTAACAAGGCGATTATAATCCCCACCATAGCGATCATCAGCAATCTTTTGTACCGCCGCTTTAGCTTTAGGGTTATCAAGGTTTTGCATGATATTCAAAGGGATAATTTGAAAGGTTGCTTCGCTATTGGGTGAGCTAAACAAGCTATCCAAGCTGTAAAGTCTTTTATCTCTTGCTCCTTTTGGTGTATAGCGACCAATAAAGTCAGCCTCAATAAACCCCTTTTGAACAGCATCCCAAGGAATCCCGATATTCTTAAAATGCTCGTTTACGGCTCCATACGATTTAAGTTTTTCTGCTGGAGTTCTAGATTTAAAAGCATCAACAACAAGAGACTGGGCCACTTTATTGCCTTCAAATTTTACCGTGTTATAAAGCTCGGCGTGTTCTTTAGGATCAACAAGGAGTCCAGCCGATACGTCACTGATGTACCTAGCAACATATGTCGAATCCGATTCAAAAAGATTCTTTGATTTCCTAGGTTTACCGTTTGAATCAAGCAAAGTATTTCCTTTGGATTCCGCAATGCTCTGTTGAAGAACTGCTTTTTTGGCTTCTTCTGGATTCATTCCTACAGCAACTAGTTTTTCTTCTTCTTGTCGAATAAGCTGCGCTCTTGTTGATTCAACAGCGGTTACCGGAGCAGCAAACACAGGGTTCTTTTGGATATCACTTTTAATCCCAGCAGAAACCGCTGCACCCATGTCTTCTTTTAAGAGTTGGGCTAGTTTAAGGTGCAAAATAGCTTGCTCTTTCTTATCTTGAGTTCCCTCAAAGCGGGCTACTTTACCGTTTACATCGTAATCAAAAGAGGTTCCCGTTAAAATCATTTCCGTTTTATCGTTCATCTCACTACTATATTGCGGAATCAATCTACCAAGAACACCATCGACAACAACACCAAAAGCAGGGTTGATAATCTTCTTCATTCCATCTGCGCTCGTTTGAAGAACGGAGTTTTGGAGTTCTGGATCATTCGCAATAAAAGCTTCCGCACCGCCAACTGTTCCAACATTTGCGATATTTCTAAATACAAGTTGGCTTCCACCTTCTTCAAGAGCCTTGTTAACTGCTTTATCGCCATTAGAAGCTCTCGTGAATTCCGCTGCGCTTTTATTAGATACCAGAGTATCAATGGACCTTAGAGCTTGCTCTTGTTCGGTAGGGGTTAAGCTGGAATTTTTAAAGATACTATCGGATGCTTTTTTATAAAGATCATCTAAATCTCCTCCTTGTGCCATCTGTTTTCGTATATCAATCAACACGGGAGACACGATATTATCAACCTTTGTTCTCGAAGTGCGTTCGTTCTCAGCACTGAATTGATCCTCTTCACGGTCCACGAGATCCTCAAGACCAACAAAGGTAGCCCTACCGTCCACCGACCCAAACAACGGTTGATCTCCTATTTTTACACTGTTAAGCGCACCAAGGATCTTACGAGCTTCGGCAAATCTACCGCCCGTTGAAAGGGTTTTTATTTGAGTTTCTAAGTTGGCTCTAAGAATCTTTGCGCGTTCTGTTGGTGAGAATTGAGCATTTGCTAAACTTTGATCCCCGGCTGAGATTACGTTATTAAGACCCTCATTAAACTTTTTAGTTTCGTCTTCTGCGCTACGAGAAAACCCAGTAAATTTTTTATCGTTCAGCGGAGAGTCCTTATTAGGGCTGTAGATATCCACACGACCCGACAAGGTTTTTCCTTTATACTCTTTGGCAGTTACGTCCATCCATCGACCTGTGTGAGTACTTCCGTCCTCCATTGTCAACGTAACCATATCCCGCAACTTGAATCCTTGAGCCTCTAGCTGCTCTTGAAGATCTGGAGACAACGCAAAGTCTTGGTTGGCTACCAGCTTGGACTTAGTAAAGATTCCGTCCTTGATTTTTTGTTGGTCTTCTTCAGAAACATTCGATCCGATACCCAACGCTGATCTCCAATCGTAAGTGGGGTCGCCCGGCTTTTCCCATCCATAGATAGTCCCCCTTGGTTGCTCGTTAAAACTCCTAGCTTGCCCTGTAGGTGGTTCTAAAGAAACACCGTTCTCTGGACCGAGTATAGGAAGATTTGCTATTGCTTCGTCTTTGTTAAACTTGGTAATCCCTGCATCAAAGTTCGACACTTGTCGTTGAACAAGATCAGGAACAACCTCTTCGATCAACTGGTTGTGAATTGACTGGGCATAGGGACTCTTGTCGGCGTATTTACTGAATTGATCCGTAAGTTCCTTAACACGTCCCTCTGCGTAAGCCTTAAAATCCTCTGGGGTTGTGATCCCTTGGTCAGCATATTCGTGAACTGGGCGATTCTTAAGTTCCTCCGCAAGGCCTGTGAGTTGTGGTTGAACCGTTGAGTTGTAATACCGCTTATAGGTTGTCTCAAGAAACGTCTTCTCCTTACCGAGCTTATCAAGGAAGCTGCCAGCATTAGGGTCTCCTTGTTCAACACGCTTGATAACCTCTTGAGGACTCAAAGCATTCGCTTCAATCTCCCCTTGTTTCGATTGGATGTCAACGAACTGCCCAAGCAACTGAGAGCCACCCTTAAGTGCATCCGCAAGCTGAAGCGCTGGGTTTGTTTGAGGTGCTTGTTGAACCTGTACGTTATACTGTCCACCGCGTTGAATCGTAGGACGCAACTGAACTTGACCTAGATCAAAGTTTACTTGTTCACGACCACCGCCGCCCTTGAGTGCTTTAAGAAGTTCTTCTTGTGTCATAAAAATTATTTAACCTTGTTTCGGCGTAGTTGCCCCTGCGTTTTGAGCAGACGAATAAAGACTTGCGCTTGTTTTTGCGCCTTCAATAAATGCTCCGAGATAGTTAGGTTGTGGAATTGGTTGGTTAATTCTAAATAGATTCCGTTGATAACCAGACCCAGCTGATTGAATCTCCATTTGCCGCCCGATACCAATCATCTCCGCTTGCTTACGCTCAGAGAACGCATAGGTTGCCTCCTTACGGGAGATGTTAGCAACAAGTGCTTCCACGCTGAGACCCGCAACACCTCCTTCACCAGCAGCCACAACAGCGGATGCCTTAGCTTCCTTTCCTTTTAACTCGGCCTCTTGGAGACGCTGTGAGCGAGCTACTTGTTCTTGAGCTTCCTGTGAGCGTAACGAAGTAACCTCCTCAAGATACCGCTGGCGCTCTTGTTGGGACGCTAGTTTCTGTTGTTGCTCCTGAGCGTCCGCTTGATCTTTTTGTCCTTTAGCAGACATGTAGGTATTTAAGCCTCCTACAGTAAGCGCTAATGCCATTGGGTTACACATGATTGGTAATTGTAAATTTTAAGAAGGGTTGATTATTTTTAAGAACGATCTCAGGGCTGAACTCAGCACCACAGAAAAGGAGCCACCTAGCAGCATCCGTATTATCAATATGGAGGTAATTAGAAGCCTTACCACCCACAGCCTTTAACATGGCCTTAATCCACTCAGGGCTGTGTCTGATGAAGTCACGGGCCGCTCTAGGAACCAATAGGTCACTACCAAGCGCCCAGATGTAAGGCTCATCGGTATCCTCACCGCCACAACCAAACATAGCCAATGGTGTCCCATCGAACTTATCGGCTATCGTGAAGGTACACAGGTCGAGTGTAAGGCCAATCATGAGTGCATCCTCAGGGCTGTGGCCCCCACAACGACACTCAAGAACATCAAAGGGTCTCATGGTCTCCGCAAGTGGGCCTATGTCGTCAACCACAGCAGACCTAATGATGCACTTTTGGTAACTCCTAAGCGTATCGGGAAGCCCTTGTGTGGGCGTTTGCTTCAAATTCTGCTGATTGGAAATTGGCTGAGAATGCGCTGTCATTGATGATTTTAATAACGGAATCCTTGGCCTCTGTAAAGATTGAAAACCGCATTGCTCCATCCTTGAAGATCATAGTGCCAGCACGGGACACATCAACGATACTAGGCGTGAAATCCACGGTCATCGTATCACGAGCCGCAGGTGTCACTTCGATTCTAAAGTGAGCAGCATCGGAGAAGAAGACAACACCATTACGCAGGATGAACCTAGTAAGACCCGAAGGAGTCCCCTGTGGTCCCCCTTGCTGCTTAAACACAGGCTCACTGAAGGTGTACTCCATAGGATACCTGAGACCAATAAAGCAGGTTGCTGGGCGATCTAGGTACACAGTGTTACCCACTACGTTATCAATCTTGATGTTGATTCCCTTTTCATCGTAGGCTTCAACAACGTCCCCTTGCTCAACATGGTAAGGAAGCGTGATGTGATCCGTAGGCCCACTGGTGACCTTTGTAAGGAGATCAAGGTGGTAAGAGAAGTTCCCAAGGGTGTCAGTCTCAGTCCGTTGTTCCTCCATGTTGATAAAGGTGAGCATTGCTCGTCCGTCTTTGTTGCCCACGATGTACAACTTAGAGTTCATGAATTCAACCCCTTGGATATCCATTGCAAAGGTGAACTTAGACCAGCTTGAGATCACCTTCTCGTTACCGCTCCAGAAGAACTTGTAAACGTAAAGGGTGTTTGAGGTTCCATCTTGGGTGTGAACACAAATGATGTTCTCCGTAGATGACGAGATCAACTTGGCTGTAGCACCCGAAAGGATGTAAGATGGGATCTGTGCAGTGATGTCAGATGAGTCGTAGGTTGACGAAGCAACATCCAAGCGGAACTCACGGACACCCAAATAGTTTCCACGTGGGAACGTGAAGTAAACGTAAGACCCAAGGCTCATAGGTTCCGATGAGGTGTCCACGTCGTAGTTGGTCACAGCAGTCACCGAAATGGTCTTAGAGGTCAAGGTGTCACCACTCTTAACCACGAACTGCCCACGGTCAGCAAACAGAATAAGGTTCTCTTGGAAGGTAACAGCAGAGGACAGCTTAGAGATGGTCGTAGAGGCCGCTGAAACGTCGATAGGATCTGAGTCCAACAACGTGCGAACGGTGGTCCTGAAGAAGTTAAAGAACTGCCCAGCTTCGCTGAACAACACCGTGTCATCCGTGAGCAACCCAAGGCGGTTCTTGAAAAAGAAGATGTTGTTCAAGGGTTTCCCTATGAACGACGGAAGCGGATTGGAATCGTTGTCACCAACAATACGTTCAGCCCAAGCGGTTTTATTAAGCTCAAAAGTATCAACAGCGGTATTGATAAGCCGATATGGAAGTGTTTCGGCATTAAGTTTATAAGTAATACCATAACCCACCGCCTCGATCCACCCGCCATCGCCAAAGAAACCATTGTCGTTGGTCTTGAATTTGACGTAGTAGTCGTCTTCCTTGCTATCTAGAGAACCACGAACGGATACAGCAAAATTAACAGGTGCTTTCTTAGGTAAATCCGAAATATCGTCTACGGTTTTAAAGACGATCCCAATCGCATTGTTTGCCAGACCATCACGGCTTGTAAGATAAAAGGTGTCACCAACTTTCTTATCAAGAATCAGAGAGCCACCGTTTATCGTACGGGTATAGGCTGCGTTTAGAGCAGTATTAACACTGATAGCCGAGTCAATTCCTGACATGATAACAGACGTGTCAGCATTGGCTGCGCTTGTAGAATTGCCCGACGTGTAAGAAATTACAGCTTCATCAGCACTATCGTAAGGATAGCTTACGCTTGGAGACATATTGGTATTACTATAACCACCTGACTCTAACACATCAACAGTTGTGATTTTACCAGTAGCGTCGTTGACGTTTACCTTAAAAATCGCTGCGTTATAGATATCAACTATACCTGTTTTAGCTAAGTCAAGCGTAGGTGGATACTGTGAGGAATACCCGTTGCCAGCGTCTAAAACAGTCACACCATTTATATAATAATAGTAACCATATCCTGTATTCTCGGCAGCCCACATCAACTGCACAACAGCCCGTGTTGATCCCGTTTCAGCCTCGTAAGCATTGAAGAGCAACTCATACTTCTTCTGGTAATCCCCTTGTTTGATAAACACCAAAGCCCTAGATTCATCTAAGGTCTCAGAGAGATCCGCAGTCATAGCCGTGGTTACCTCAGTGTTCAACAAGAAGGTAGTATCTGCCAACGCCATCGGCTTAATCGTCTTGCGAGCATAGGCCGTCTTAAGGTAATCAGGAAGCGGTGTGCCGCCCGTAAGGCCGTTGATGGTTGCCTCGTTACCTGTGACAAGATTAAAGGCTCGCGCGACCTCGTCGTTAAGAACAACAGCGTATCGTTCAGTTTCCGAGCGGTTAATAAAGTGAACCAAGTCCGTAGGGTTGATCACGCTATCGTAGATGTCGGAGATCACACGGGTACACTGGCGTTTCTTTAGGCCGTCACTGATGGAACTCAAGGCGTTTATCTGCTCCTCGCACTGGCCCACAAAGCGGACTTTAGGTGACTGCTGAGAAACTCCTCCGACCAAGTTGGATACGGATGTTGTAATGTTTGCCATAAGATTTAAGAGATATCTCCGCTGCGGTTAATACCAACACGGCTGGCAACATCGTAGTTGTCAAAGATAGTAATATCAGAGTTGCGTCCATCGGTCTCCTCTAGGCGAGCCTTGGCCATCATCTCATCACGCATGATAAGGCTCTCAAGCTCCCTAGATCCCACAAGTCTCCCTTGAAACACCCGCCCAGCCTTAATGGTGATGTAGCGTCTTGCTTGTTCTGGAAGATCCTCCCAGTCCAAAAGGAAAGTCATGTTTACCGTGAGTGTGTCCACCGTGAACGTCGCAGTGTTTTTAGTGCGATCCCAGATGTTCAAGCCACGCTGAACGATGTCATAGGAGCGATCCACTGCGTCCACTTGAAGGGTATTTGCAGGGACTTGAAAGGTTCCTGTGGGGATTCCTTGGGCGAGCTTGAAGTTCTCGATGGTGTTAAACTGCCAACCATCCGATTGGATTTCACGGCTCACTTCATCAAGGATGTTCTTCGCCAACGCTGCCGAAAGCGGAAGGGCTGTAGCAGTTGCAATGCTGTTAATAGGAGCCTCTCCGATATAACCAAGCATCGTATTAACTGCCTCTAGTTTTGATGTAAGTGTAGCCATGTATATGTGATTTTAAGTATAGTTGTATAGAACTTACAGCATAGGTCAAGTGCGCCTTGATCTACAGTGTAAATCCCAAACAAAAGGAAAGCCCCCTTTAGAACTTACGAACTAAAGGGGGCCAAGTGGGGATTAGCGATTAACCAATCGTGACAGAAGCTTCAGGACGCAGGACACCGTGGCCCATAGCGTACTTAGCAACAAACAGCGTTCCTTGACGCTCGATTTGATACTCGGATTCGGTAGCAAGATCAAGGAGCTTCACCGTGCCGATAGCACTTGGGTGAGCAACAATCATCTCGATTGCCGAAATGTCAGTAGCGTTGTAGCCGACACCAGAAGCACCGAAGACATCGTTCTTAGCATTTGCATCGTCAGCATCAGCAGAACCGGAAGCCACCGTAACGGTAGCCAAGTGGTTCGACTTGAAGAGGCGAATACCAGCGATGGTTGGGATCTTGCCAGTAGCAACATTACCAGAACCACTGTAGTCACTGCTCATAACGGTCTCATCCGAACCAAGCAGCGTGTAATAGTCACGAGGCTTAAGGATGGCGAAACGCTCGTCCTCTGGGACATCCTTTTCGTCCAAGCTTTGAGCAGCCAGCATGAGGGCATCAACGATCTCGGAAGCCAGTGGGGTTGCACTGAGTTTCGAGGTAAGGTTGGTTCCAGCGTATCCACCAGTGATGGAAGGCGTAGAGGTCAACGCGGCAGCCACAAGGGTCTTCATGGTTGCAATGTCGAAACGCTTTGCAAGAGCCTTGCCGAGTTCCTTAGCGTAAATGCTACGGACATCGTAGTGGTTCTTGAGTTCGTCAACATTCGCAATGAAGGTCGAAGCAACCAACAGGTCATCGATGGTGATGATCTTTTCTGCGTGTTTAATACCACTCAGATAGCCAGCATCCGCATCAGCGATGTTTTGACCGGGAGTGTGATATTTAGCAGTTGCGATACCAGTCACAGGGAACTGAGCAGACTTGCCGCTTTGAATCGTCCGCACCATGTGCAGATCCTTCATCACGTTGAGTTCTTCAAAGGTGGTCAGGATTTCTCCAGAGAACACTTTGAGGAACAGAGCGTCACGATCACCTGCACCGTTAATTTGTCCAAGGTTGGACGGGGTAGTAGCACCATTAGCCATATAATTATTCTAGTTTTTAGTTTATTTAGTTTAACAAGCGTGTCCGTATATTACGTTCGACTATCGTTTACTTGTTAAAGAAAGAACGACTCGGTTGTCCAGCGCACTGGGCCTAGTTCTTGCTTTATAGCTTTTTAGATTGTCATCCTTTTATGGACGATTTCTCTTTAACTCATTAGTGAGCTAAAGGGGAAAGGGGTGTGGTGGTGAAGGATTCGATACCTTCATTTCCTGAGACAACTCAGGGTTCTCTTGTTGAACTAACCACCACAAAAGTGACGGCCCGTTAACTCAGTTCGGATTTGGAATCCTTACTGTTGACTCCTTGATGCTTTGCAGGACGGGCCAAGCCCACAAGCGGGGGAGTCAAAAGAAATCCCCTACCCCCTAGCGTCCTAGAGGTTCACACGTTAATTCGTGATGTGATTTGAGCATCGTTGAGAGGCTTGTGGGGCGTGAGTCAAAGACTACATTGTTTTCTGAAACTTGTCCAGTTGAAGCTGAAGCTATCCACGACGGGCCAAGAGCAGCCTGAAAGAAATTACTCTTTGGTTTCTAGGTCATTAACGTAGTGAAGTAGATCACCTACGATTACCTTTTGTTCCTTTGTGAAGCTCTCGTTCTTGAGACGCTCTAGGAACACTGGGATCTTACTTTGTTTTATCGTCGGTACGCATCCAGTCATCGATAGACTCAGAATGCTTATTGTAAGCGCGACGTAGAAGTTCTTCTTCATACTCATGGTACACACGGAAAAGCAAGTCCCCTAGCTTAGGGAAAACACACAATACCTTTACTAGGAGACTTGCAAACACCATAACACAAACAAAGAGAAAGAGGTTTATTTATCCTTAGCCTTACCGACATTGAGAGCCAACAGATCAATGATCTTGTAGCCCCACTTAACAACACCATCGTCCTTTGGGGTAGGAGTAAGTGCAGCGATAAGGGAACAAGCGGTAACCACAGCAGTCAAAGCCTGAATGATTGCCGATGCGTTGTCTAGGAGATAGGATACGATTTGCATAAGTTTTTAGATACGTGAGATGGAGATCCTTTTCTCAACTTGAGCGCGATAGGCTGGATCTTTGGCATACCGAGAGTCTTTCATGGCTTCCACCATTTGGGCATTGGAGTTAAACGGAGTAACACCGCCACCAGCCACTTGGCCTTGCATGAGTTTCACGGGTGAACCACCATCGCTCAGGAAGCGAGCATAGAGACCCTTGATGGCCATCTTGGCTGTGTCAGCATCGTTGGATTCAACAACACGGTTAAAGGCTGCAAGCTCTGAGTCAGTAAGCGCACCAGAAGCCCACTCGGTCATTGCACCGTAGTTGTCCTTGCCACCTACTTCACCCATGATGGCGTTCGTGTTGGCCTCTTGGGAAGCCTTGTAGCCATCGACGTAGGTCTTAACAAGCTCACGGGAGATACCGTTCTTCTCAAGGGCAGCTAGGGATGCCTCAGTGAGGTCACCACGTTCAGCATACTCAGCACTTGCGGAATTCAAAGCATCACCAACACGGGACTGCACGTCGGATGCCTCAAGCTTTACCTGAGACTTTTCCTCTTCGCGGTTCTTTGTGTGGTATTCCTTTTCAAGATTGGCATACGCCTTAGCGAGTTCCTCTGGGGATTCAAACTTCTCAGGGAGCCACTGGGGACGCTCGTCGGTTACAGGAGTCTCCTCATTGGGTTCCTCTTGTGGTTGTTTCGGTTGTTGTGCCTTGGCTTCGTCCATAAGGACCGATTGTTGCTCAAGGGTCATTTGTTCACGGGCAGTAGGCTCGTTGATTGATGTAGTATGTAGTTCAGCCATTTATGTTGGTTGTTATTGTTCCTGTTGAGCCGCATCGAGTTGCTGCTGTTCGGGACTATTAGCTTGTTTATACTGATCACTCAAGGCTTTAATTCCCGCTGGTCCAAGTTTCTCACTCATACTAGCAGCCATTTGTTGTTGGCTCTCTTGAGCAAGCTGCTCGGAGGTCTTGATAAGCCCAAGGGTTTTAATTCCAAGGGCTGTCGCACGACGCTTAAAGTACTCTTGGACGTTAACAAACTGAGCAACAGCTTGTGGACCTACGACCTGAGCAGCACCTGCAAGGAACTGGTCAAGCTTGTTGAGATCATTACCACGACCAAGGGCTTCAACACCCGTGACGATCACAGGGCTGACAAGGTTCTTAGGAAGCTTAGGGAGCTTCTTGGACTTACCCATGACGTACATCAATCGCTCGATCAATGGAAGCTGGAGTTCATTTGAAAGCAACGAATAGAGACCACCAAGGGAACTCTCAAGTTCCTGTGACAACATACGGATCTCCTCTGCGGTTACCCGTTCGGCACTGCGTACAACACCGGAGGTAAGCAAGAAGGCAGCACCAAGGCGATCCCTGATGCCATCCATAGTCATCTGTGCGACCTTGAAGTCGTTGAACTTGTTGACTTGGAGCGTGGTAACGTCCGCTGCATTACCTTGGACAATGGCCCCATTAGGGCTATCTGCCAACGTACGCGCCCTTGTAGTTCCATTAGGAGACACAAGAAACAGAACTTTGGCAGCAGCAGCAGAACCTTCAACGATTGCCTGAGTGAGGGCTTCAAGTGATTGGACATCTCCTAGGTATTCTTCTACGTATCCACGACCGTAAGACTCTCCGTCGATTCTAGAGAATCTAAGGGGGATATAGGGACTACGATCAAGGGGAACCTTACCACCGGACTTAGGAAGAACAACACCGTTGATGTCCTGAGTAATCTCCCACATATTGTCATCCCGGCGGATACTTGTGTAAAGATTGACATCACCCTCCATAGCCTCGTTCTCGGAAGCACCGTGGGTTTCTAGGAGTTCGTGGACTTCTGGGTCAAGAGCCTTGCGTGAGATGGTTTCCTTTGTGGCAATCGTCAGAACATTACCCATAGGGTCACGCTCAATGACAAAGCGATTCAGGTTGAACACACGGAGACCGCCTTCTTCAGGCATGTACAGGAGAGCGTTACCGGCGATGATGAGATGCTTCAGGGCTTCATGGAGTGCTACTCGGTATGCCTCTTTAGCAATCTCACTCATCACCAGATCTTCAACGCGCTGAAGAGAGTTCTCAATCTCACTAAGGACTTCCTCTGGGGTTCCATTTTTAGCGAGTTCAGCAGTGTCTGCTTGTAGACGAAAGAACGGAGCGTTGGGTGGTAGGAGTGCTAACAGTAATTTACTGGCGAGGTTATTTACTCCACGCGCACCAACGCTCTGAAAGGGTGTGTTGAGCCTGCTGTGTGGACCAAAGGATTCTTCGGGTAGCACATAGGGCAACGTAAGTTTCGACGAGGTTCGTCCGCGATCCAAATAGGAATATCGGAGACCTTCAAGTCGTGAATAAGTTTGTTGGGCTGTCATGTTAAATTATTATGCCCAAAAAATGCTGGGAACGTCAGGGTTGAACTCAGGGCGGGGGACTTGGATCTCGCTGCCAGCATCGTCCGTGACGGTCCAGTCGGAAGACCAATAGATGAACTGCTCGCCACCTGCGGGAATCGGGATGCCTACGAGATCGCGGAAAAGCACCCAGTATTGCCCGTCACCGTTATGCTCGCCAATGATGCAGAGAGCATGGGTATGGGACGCGAGAGATGATTGCACCTCACCGTTCTCATCCAGTGCAGCAAAGCCATTGGCGATGCCGAACTGCTCGGCTACTGCTTTCGATGGGAATCTTAGGATGTAGTCGGTCATTAGGATGTCGGGTTTTCAAGCTCTGCTACTTTAGCGGAAAGTTGCTGGATTGCTTTAATCATCGGGCCGATCAACTCCTCGTAACCGATAGATAGCACATCATCACCACCTTTGACTGAGTGGTTTTGGAAGCCACCAAAGTCAATGCCAGTTTCAGTAATCAACGACTGCACTTCTTGTGCGATTAGGCCGTGGTGGAATCGTGAACGCTTATGCGTGCCATCGTGCGTGATGTTCGACAACTTGTTCGCCTCAAGCCATGCGTCCTTCTCGATTACATAAGCCTCATAGGCTGGAAGGTCTGCGGTGTATTCAGCCAGCCTCGATTCGTATTCATCAAGATTCTGTTCATGCCTGCTCTTCTCAGCATCACTTGCATCGGGAACAGGAGCAACTGGCAATACAGGTTTGATCGGATTGTTGACTAGTGCTGGGGGATCGATGCGATACGACTCACGCATATCCCACTTGTAGTCCACTGGGCGAAGCGCATTGACGAAATCAAGACCCAACACAGTATCTTGGATGTCTGCTTTGTCTCGCACATCGGAACGGTTTTGCACTGCTCCGTATGCGTATGTTGTCGTTGCGGAGTCGCCTAATTGAATTTGATTCGATGCGGTTACTGCTGAGTTGTGGCCGATACCTGAACAGTTATCGTAACTTACTAGAGCCGATAAAGCATTCACACCAAAGGCGGAATTTGTTGAGCCTGCTGTGCAGTTGTATAAAGCACTAAGTCCAGAAGCTGAATTGGAACTTCCGGTTGTGTTGTAATAAAGAGAATTAGCACCAATACTTACATTATTACTTCCAGTGGTATTTGAGCGATTTGATTCATGCCCAGCAGCAGTATTCCCACCCCCTGTGGAATTATAAAAAAGAGCATTTTTCCCAATACCTACATTATAACTTGCAGTATTTGACCATAAAGCACTATCTCCTACGGCAATATTATAAACACCAGCAGTATTATTGTATAAGGCGGAAGCTCCAAAAGCACAATTATCAGCACCTGTTGTGTTTTTATGGAGAGCGTCCCTGCCGACTGCCGTATTACTAGCACCTGTGGTGTTGAATGAAAGAGAGTATGAACCTACAGCAGTGTTACTGCTGCTTGTGGTGTTCAGATTCAGAGTGCCAACCCCTAATGCAGTATTCTCAGCTCCAGTAGTATTCGCATTAAGCGAACCTGAACCTATAGCTAAATTTGACGTAACATTGCCAGAACCAGAAGCGGTCACAGTCCCAGTGAATGATGGTGAAGCGAGCGGTGCTGCTCCTAATGCGGTGCGGGCGGCAGACTTGTCGGATGAATCCATGAAGTCTGCGATATCTGTTGAAACGATGATGTTTGCCATATGTGGTAATTAGTAAGAGTTAACGGTAAGAGTATCGTCCTTGAGCAGATTTGACATAAAAGTCGCCGCCGCTAGTAGTGTAGTCGTAACTGTCTGTGAGAGATTGGAGTTTTGCGTCGGGCAGGCGTTTTTTGTAATACCTCAAAGACGTGATGCACTTGTTTGAATAAAAAGAGGTAGGTGTCTGCGAACGCTCATCAGCTCCAATGTTGATCTGGGATAAACTAGCTGGAACCGTTCCTGATGAGTCAGTAACAACCGCAGCTCCATTACGCGATGCTGAGAAGTCATTTAGTGAATACGCTGTGGAAATCTTATTTACTGCACCAACAGTTCCGACTGCATCAAGACTTAATGTAGCAACAAGCGAACTTCCAGAGTAATACACAGCCCTCATGTTGCCAGTGTCATTGTCAATATGAACTGAGTTTTGAGTGATATTGCCATTAGATGCTGACACATACGTTGTGTTTGTATTTGGAGATGCCTCAAATACTTCAAGCAATGTCCCAGCACTTTGATTCCAGAATCCCGTGAAATTACTTCCGCTAATCGAGCAAAGATCCGCACTGCGAACCACGGTAGATGCCACGGTCGGGATGTAGCTGGTGGCGAAGCTCCCTGCTTCCAGTTGTGCGCCCCATGCCCAGAAGGAATCAACACTGTTGCCGGGGTAGCTAATAGAAGTGCCTGAAACCGCAGCAACACGAACTGATGTAATAGCGCTGGCCAACGCCGTGGCTGACACAGAACAACGATACCAACCATTGGAAAATTGCTGAATAGAAGCGGTTCCAGTTGGAATTCCAACAATAGAACCAGATCCAGTAAGATCAAAGATAGCGTTTATTGGTATCGTCGCGGAGTTGTTGACGACAATATTTATCCTTGTTATCTGATTAGCTTTGAAAAAGAAGCTAATTGAGTATGCTGTGCCGCCTACAAATGAGAAAGTGTTTCTTTGAAATCCATATTCTTGTGTTGTGCTGCCAACTGTAAGTCTATCTGCGGTCGTCAGACCGTTTGGTGATGCTGTATTGTCTGGATTTACTGTTGTTGTACTTGTTGTGGTCCAAGGCGAAGACCCAATAACTTCTGATGCACTCCATGAATTCGTCCTGCTTTCCTCGATCAGCAAGCCTTTGCACGCAAGCGTGAGAGGGTCGTGGTCGAAGCGTGCGGCGTTAACTGCAGCAGATTGGAGCAAGCCATCGCTCCCCACGAACGTGCCAGTGCTACCACGGGTGAACACCGGAGTCGGCCCTTTGCGAGCCGTCAGCGTCTTGTCGGTGGCGAACTGGAGGTCAAGGGAAAGCCCGTCTCCGTATCCAGTAAACCCCGTAGTAAACGGAGAGGTAACTGGAAAAGTATCTCCGCTGGTTCCAACTTTAAAAATTGGGAAACCAGCGAATTTCTGGGTGAGCTTTCGATGACGGGCCATTGTAGGTGTAGCTTACAGTTCGATGGGCTTGATGATCACAGTCACAGAGAAACCAGCAGAGGCTCCTGAGATTGCAACACGAAGCGAACCAATCGGGGTAACAAACAATCCACCACCATTGGCAGTCAGGGTTGTTTCAGGACCAAGGTCAACATAAGTAGAACCAATGAGTTGCTGAAGTTTCACGGTTGCCCCAGAGAATGTTCCTGCAACAGCAAAGCCCGAAGGTTTACCATTACCAGTAACGTCGATGTTAAGTGCGCCGCCAGTGAGTTCTGCAAAGAGAACCGTGCGGGAGTAGTTAAAGGTAGCCATATTAGTTTAGTAGTTGATGCTTGCGCCAGTCCCAGAGGAACCAGCAGAAACCGTGGGACGACGGATGATAAGCGATGAGATACCCGCCGTACGCTTCTTGGCTTCGGTAGGCATCTCGACAGGTTTCACGGCCTCAGCCACTGGGGTTGGTGGTGGTGGAGCCTGTGGGGGTGGAGCAGCCGCCGTCGTTTTAGGAGATGAGAAGCACATATCGTTTTAGTTTTTATTGGTTTAGAATATTTTCGTTTTGATCATCATACGTTTGATGAAGGAACCTAATAACACTCCGCGCCCCACAGTGGTAATCAATATCCCTGCAAGTATCACTCGGAGTGAAATCCTTTTGTGGAAACCTTTCTTCCAAAGCCTTTATAAACTGGGAAGAAATTGCAGGGAATATTGAATACTCGTCCATTATGGTGATCCTAATAGTGCGCTAAATGTCCTTAAGCTCAACGGGTAAGACACCATCAGCAATCAAATCCGCTGTCTCACTTAGGCACACGGCGTTCCAAATGATAGCACCAAGGTGATCCTCGGTATCGTCTCCGTCCATGAAGGCCCACAAGTGGCGATACAGGCTGTCCACATAGCGACTCAAGGGGATACCTTGTTTCCAGTTGTCCCGCTTGTACTTGGCTGCTCCGTACTCAAAGCGTCTTGCAAGCTTCAGTAAAGCCCGTGGTGGGATAGCCGAAGGAATCCCCTTGCCCACCGAGGCATCCCTCACTGCACCTGTGTTGAACTCTGAGCGTTCCCCAGAATCTGGGATCTTCGCTGGTGATAAAACACTGTCGTACCGAAAGCCTTTGAAATACTCTCGTGAGTCTGTGGTTATGCTTGTGGGGGTGTCCATAGTTTCTTGATGGTTTTCGTTTCGTGGTCTACGTCTTGGTGTTGGAGGATGTAAGCCAACCGTGCATTCATTAGTGCATCGTCGTAGGTTAGTCCAGCTTTTTCGTAAGCAGCAATAACCGTGTCCCAAGTGTACCCGTCTTTCTCCAGCATCTTCTCGGCTGTCTTTGGACCAACACCTTTAATACCAAAGTAATTGTCCGTGCTGTCTCCCATGATGGTTTGCATGAGATGGAACTTACGAGCGTGTTCTGGAGTGATGGTTCGCAACTCCCCTTTAAGGAAGTTAAACCACTGGCAAGGGACTGTTTCAAAGTCTTTATCTGCGCTGACGATGATGGACCCTTCTTGATCCGCCGAACCCATGATGCCCAACACATCGTCGGCCTCCATGTTTTCCCAAAAGGCAATGTCGTAGCTGTCACAGACCCACTCCCTGAGATCGTTGATCCCAAGCGGTGACCTCTTGCCTTGGCGTTGTGCCTTGTACAAGGGATACATCTGGTGACGAAAGGTAAGCCTATCGCTGAACGATACGATAATCTCAGAGGCATTTAGTTCCTCTTGGATGTAGTCGATGAGTCCTACAAAGGATTTCTTAAGGTCACTGAAGTCGCTGTGAACCGTGAATATGTCATCGCTCCACCGGACCTCTTGCTCAACCGAGAAACAAGAACGATAAAGGATCATGTCGCCATCAATAAGTGCTTTCATATTTTTAGTGTGTCTCTGCCCAAGTATTTCCAATTTTGTATTCTCCGTCAATAGGACATTTGAAGTTGAGAATAGTGCCTGCTTTTTTCAACGCCAAGATAAAGGTTTCTCCAAGGTCTTTTGCGTGTTCGGGTAAGCAGGAGAACTGGACCTCATCGTGGATGTTTCCGTGTAGCTCATAGGGATACAGGGCTTTCTTGGAAAAAGAAACCAAGGCTTGTTTCATCAAGATAGCACCAGCCGATTGCAGCAAAAGGTTGAGTGCGCTGTGAGGGGAACGACAAGGCAAGATGCGACCATCGAGACCTTTAAGGGTGTTGGTCTTTTGAACGTGTTGTTGGACAACGTCATTGAGTTTACCAATGGCTGGGATTCGACGCATGAAGTCAGCCTTGAGCTTCTTCCCTTCACGTGAGGAGCCTCCCACAATGGACCCAATCTTGGCATCTCCAGCACCGTACAGGAACGCATAGATGAACGTCTTTGCTTGGTCCCGTGTCTCCAACCCAGCGGCCCTTTGGTTTGCCGTGTGGATGTCATCAGCAACGATCACCTTTGCGTACATCCCTTGGTCCCACTGGTACAAATAGTGAGCCAAGCAGCGAAGCTCAAGGCCAGCAGCGTCAGCACCTACAAGCACCTTGCCTTCGGGAGCCTCAAAGCAATCCCGGCACTCATGGCCGAACGGTGCGCGACCTGCGGGAACCTGTGCCACGTTGGGATTCCTGTGGGTACAGCGGCCACTCACGGCTCCACCTGTCACAACTTCCCCGTGGATGCGCCCATCACGAGCCAACGTGAGCCACGCTTGTTTACCTTCAGCCACCTGTGCAAGACGTTTGGCAAGCAGCAGGTACTCACACAGGAGGTCCGCTTGTGGTAACCCTACTTCACGCAGGACTGCTTCGTTGATCGCTGGTCGTTTCCCTTCAAAGGCTGTTGGTTTCCACCCTAAGCCCATGAGTCGCTCAGAGATCTGGTCGCGGCTATTAGGGTTGAACAGGACTTCCTTTTTCTTGTTGTCCAACTTGGTGGCCAGCTTCAACAAGCTTGTAATTTCACCGGGGCGTTTTCCAAGTTCCTTTAAGGTAACCCCAAGTTCCTTCTTGGTTGCTCCTTGGACTCCCTCGACTTCCCAACCCATCGAGGACTTCATCTCCTCAACTGTTGGTGGGAATGCTTCTTGGAGTTGTTGCTGGAGAATGCCTCGTGCAGCCATAAGGTTAGCCGTGAGCTTCTCAGCTTTCTCCATGTTGAATGGCCACCCGTTGTTCTCTTGAACAGCCATTAGCTTTGCGAAGTCGTGTTCCAAATAAAGCATCTGGCGACTTGGTTTACTTTTGGTCAAATAGTAGAACAACTTAGCGGTGACCCTTACGTCTTGCTCGCAGTAATCTTGCATCTCTTGGGACCACTTGGACCAATCGGTTGTCTCGCCAAACTCTCCCTTGTACTCACCAATGCGATAACCCCAAGCTTTCAACGAGTGTCTACCAATGAGATCCTTGGGGAATCCTTCGCGGTTGTAGTCGTCGTTCTTGGCATCAGGGTGAATGCACATGGCCATCACCAATGTATCAAGGACGTTCTCGTGGTTAAACCCATAGAGCTTCTTGAGACATGGTGCGTCGAACTTAATGGAGTTGTGTCCACAGATGTAATCAGCAGACGTAAGCAGATCCAGTCCCTCTTGGATGTTTCCCTTTTGGGAACTAAAGGACTGCATCCTGTCTGACACGGGTTCGTAGATGGACAAACAATGGAGATCCTTGAGACCTGCCTTGGTTTGCCAATGGTCGATTGCGTTTGTTTCGATGTCGAAGAATAGAAGTTTCATGTTGGTGGTTGTGTTGGTGTTATTAGAACGGGCTGGCTTCGTCATCTTGCTCCTGTTCACACGAGTCTTCAAGGAAAGTTTCTTCCATGCGTCCTGTGTTCTTGTCGTACTGAAGATGGCAACAGAGACCTGTGTCACCCGTGAAGCGGTTCTTCAGAACCCTCAGTGCCGTCACGTTCTTGTTTGCTGGATCTTGTTGGTTCCTTTCGAGACCAAGAACGATGTCGGACAACTGAGCAATAGCAGCGGAGCCTCGCAGGTGTGCCAAGGATGTTGCTGCTCCGTCCTCGTGACCCTTGCCTTCAGGTCTCTTAAGGTGACTCACGACGATCATGCCGATGTTGCATTCTTCCACTAGGGATCGCAGCTTGGTCATCGTGTTGTCAATCATGCGCCGCTCATCGCCATCTCCAAGACCAGAGACAACAATACTAAGGTGGTCCAACACAATGTAATCCACATCGAGAGCCTTGGCCATGTAGCGGATGTGACCCAACAAGTTATCGGATTCCAAGGAACCCCAGTGGTCGTAAAGGAAGAACCTTCCAGATCCCACTGTGGCATCAAAGGCTTTCTTCAGAGCCTCAGTTTCCTTTATCTCTCCCGCAAGATGTAGGAGACAGCCAAGCTCCAGCCCCACGATACCGCTAGCAGTCCGCTCAATAGACTCTTCAAGGGCAATGTACCCAATGCGTTTGTCGGTATTACGAACCAAGTTGTGAGCAATAACACGGCATATCTGTGACTTACCAATGCCGCTACCAGCGCACACTGTGACGATTTCACCTTTGCGAATACCTCTTGTCTTTTCATTGAGTCCTTGGAATGGGTAGGGGATGCTTTCTGTGTTCTTTGGGTTTAGTAGTCGGTCATATACTTCGCTGCCTTCAACGATGTCATCAGGTCTCCAGATCTTGGCGTCCCAAAAGGATCTCACAAGCTCCTCGGTTTTTCCCTGCATCAACATCTCGTTGGCGTCCTTAAGTGGTAGACGAGCCACCTTGCACTTACCCACTGGTAGGATCGACGAGACTTGTTCCACGGCTTTGCGGCCAGCAGTGTCTTCATCGAACATCAGGATCACCTCGTCGAATTTCTGTAGCCACTCAAGGTTCTTCTTGAAAGCACTCTTGGCTGCTGCTGCTCCTGTGGGAAGAGATACAACTGGCCACTTGTTTCCGAATACCTGTGACAAACTAAGGGCATCAATCTCACCCTCGGTAACACAGAGCTTGCGGCCACCATTGGGCCACAGGTGTTGACCAAAAAAGGTCGAAGGTACGCCAATGGAGGAGAACGACTTGTCCTCAAAGCGGAGCTTCTGGGCCATCAGGTTTCCTTGGAGATCCCTGTACTCAGCAATGTGACAGACCCTATCGTACTGCTTTCCAATCTTGTAGCCAAACTTCTGGCAGGTCTCGGCGTTAATCTTTCTAGCGTCCAATGGAAGAACCTTCCCGATAAGGAAAGATCCACTGGTAGTTGGTGGTGGTGTTATAGTCATGGTGTGTGTGTTTGTGTTATCTTTCGAGGTTGGATCAAAGTTCCCACAAGAGAAACAATAGATCGACCCATCGTCATTCATCGCGGCAGCATTAGAGCTACCACAGGATTCGCAAGGGATGTGTGTTCTTACAAAAGCCATTCTTTCGGTAGAGTTTTGTCTGCCCACAAGAATCCATATTTCTCACACCATTGGGCGTAAGTAGTTTTGGACTTGGTGGACAGGCGGTTCTTTGCGTTCATAAACAGGAATCGAATGTCTAGCTCTGGGTTGTACTTACGTACCAACAAGTGCTTGGTTCTATCGCTTGCCATGAACCTTCCCTTGGCTTCAATGATAATCCCGTTGCCAAGGATGAAGTCAGGAGTGTACGTGTGTTCCTTTAGGTACTTGAGATGTTTGGTCTCATACCCAAAGGGAACCCCCTCCCGTTCAAGGGAGAGGGCTATAGTTTTTTCAAAGTTAGAACGGAACCGAATCATTTGAATCGTCTTCCGTGAAGGCGTTGTTGAAACTTTCGCCATTACTGACGTAGCCTTCCTCTTCCGAGGAAAACCCAAAGTTATCACCACCTCCACTTCCGCCGCCATACTCGCAAAGCTCGATCACCTGTGCAGCCTTGAGACGCAAGGTGTAACCTGCGCCAACCGTTGGGGAATACCAAGCAGCAGGTTCAACGGCCAGCTTAAGAACTGAACCAGAGCCAACGCTTGGGCCATCAGTAATCTTCGCACCTTTGGAATCAAACAAGGCAATCGTGAACGTAAGCTCACCTTTCTTGGTTTGCTTCTTGGCGACCTGCTTTGCGTAGATCTGGAAGTCTCCTTCAGGTGTGATGCTCAATGGACACGTAGCGGATTGACGAAGCTTCTTGCCTCCGTTCTCCTCGCAGAGTCGTTTGTATTCGCCAGCGAACCACTTGTCGAGTTGACCCTTGAATGCGTGGTAGTCGCCTTCGGTAACGTGGATCTTTGCGCTGTAAACTCCATCCACATTGAACTTGGTGTCAGGTTCGTTGAGGCGTGGATAGATGGCTTTGCCTTTAGGTGTAGTCAGTGTCATATTATTGGTATTCTTTTATTTTTTGTTTTTACGTTAGCTGAAGAAGTATTCCGACTTCAGTAGGGATGAGACATCTAGGTTCCCGATACTTGGTGTAGCGGGTAGTTCGACGCTCGGATGCAGAGACTGGATTTCGTCCCTGAAATTGGCAAGATAATTCTCTGAGAAAATATCCACAAAGACCTCACGAAGCACCTTACTCATTGTTTCACAGTTGGTTGAGTGGGTTCCGTAGGAGTCGTGGATCATGGCAAAGTCGTGGATATCGTGCTGTTCCTTGCACCGTCTCACGGTTTCATGGAGTGCCGCAGCGTCCAACGAGTGGACAACATTTGGTGACGCACCGTTACACTGGCGGCTGACATCCATCGCATCAATCTCATCGTAGAACTTAAGGTACTTCCCTTCACCGTTGAGCCACGTACGGATTCTCTTGGCTTGGGTTTTCTTGTAGTCTTGTCGAACCTTAAGCCCACTAGGTGTTGTCCACTCAAGGAACTCTCCGTCCTTTGCAGTCAACCGTGCGATATCTTGGAACCACGCCATGACCTCCTTGGGTTTTGTGAGGACTTGCTCGATGGCGAGCCACACAAGGTCCGCAAGGTATTGGATTGCTTGGTATCGTTCGCTGCGAATGAACGGTGTGTCCTTGCCCTTCTTGGTCAACTCCAAGTACCAATCGGCAATGTACTGGCGGTTGCTGTAGGCTGTGAGGCCGTAGCTATAACACATGACAGGTCTCTTGGTACAGTTGCGGTCGATCCCAAACTTCAGCCAGTGGTACGCAAAGGGCTTCTGAAGCTCCACATCGTTCTTCAAGGCAAGCAACACGTTGTCCGCTACAACCCCGTAGATGTCCGCAGGTGTGTCTGTGGGCGATACGTTGGTAGCTGCTGCTCCGAATTCATCACGAGACAACAGGGACAGGATCTGAAGGCCGTTGTTGGTTGCGTCCATAGAACACGGAAGGTGGCTAAGGAAGTTCTTAGAGTCCCGTCCGTGATACCCTGCCCACTCCTTGCACCACGCCAGAAACTGCCACGGGCTATCAGCCTCGGTCCACTCGCGGTTACCCATAGGGTCTTGGGCGATCTTGATAGCAGTCGCTGTGTAGTTACTTGCCCAAGCAAGGCGTTTCGCATAGGTCACCTTGTCGTATCCAAAGGAGTTTGCCCCGTGGATCGCCAGCCACTTAAGGTCAGCATCAGTCTTGATCTTAACACCACGGTGGAACTTCAGCAGTCCCCGGCAATGGTCTGGTCCTTGGTAGTTAAGGAAGCTTGGGATCTGGTAGACACGCCCACGGAAGTCGATGTTGGATGGGAAGAACATACGCTCACCTTTCATCTTGTGGCCCAACCACTGGATCTTTCCAATCAACAAGCGTTTCGACTGGGTGGCGTGGTTGTGCTGGGAGACCTCCTTGCGTGACCTGTTGAGTTCCTTTTGTTCCTCTTCCGGTAACGACCCACGTTCCACTTGAAGTGGCAATGGGACATCCTCCTTGTTTGGTAAACCAATCATCGTGTTGTTCTCCCACGCCCAATCGAACACTGTTAAAACATCCATATTGATACTATATGGAGTCTCTTGGATGTAGTTCACGGCTGCAAAAACACCTTCTAGGTTCTTTAATCCACGTAGCCACTTGCGGTCTGGGGTCTTGATGAAGGGCAACACAGGGATCGCAGCGTCCCCAATATCGTATCCACCGTCCCAGATATCCTGCCAAGGCTTAGGACACTCCAGCATAGGGAGCCAGAAGGGTTCCAAGAGTTCCCGGTTTAGGTTGTATCCATTGACCCAATCCAAGGTAGACTCAGATGCTACTACAAACCTAGTAGGTTGCTTGCGGCGGGGCTGGATGATCATCTGGTAGTCGATGATTCCTGTGGTCTTGTGGAGGAGTTGGATCAAGTAGGCTCCACAGGTGATCTTGTCCCTCTTGGCCCAATCATCCCACGCATCAATGTCCCCTTGTCGAACCGAAGACTGAAGAGTCCCACGAAGAAACTTACGAACTGTTTGTTCTCCTCTGTGTGCCATCCGCTTGGCCCCAAGGATCTTCCCTTCACCTTTCTCCATGTTCTTTACCATGTAGTCGGCCATCAGTTGATCCTCGATGGTTCGTCCGATGCGATAGCTTAATGAGGTGAAGGTAACACGTTCTGTGAGACCATCTAGGGCAACCTTAAGTGTCAGATAGGCTACCTTTTGTAGGTGGTGAGGTGTCAACTCTGCAAGGTGCTTTTGGAACTTCGCCTTGTTCTGGATCTTCTTAATGGATTGCTGCCAGTCAACAATGGAAACAAACAAGGGCTTACAGGCTTCTCTCATTAACCTTTGGCCGTATGATGCTGTTGCTTCTGATCCTCGTTCCTTTGCCGACGATACCTTGTTGCGATACCGTGTGACTCCAATGTCCACCATTTCCTGTGACAAGCTTTGCTGTGTGGGTGTACTCATGTTGTTGTTATTGTGTTGTTATTGTCCTTCTACGTCGTGCTTCTCGTAATCGTAATCGTCATCATCGAAGTCCCTTGGGTCTTCTTCCGGCGGCTCCTCCCAGCAAACATAGCAGCTAGGATTTGGACGGTTTGCTCCGCAGCGATTACAGTTCATATGTTGTACGGTGGGTAAAACTTGGTTGGCACTTCGTTATACAAGGTTTCATCGTGACTGTCAAAGTCATCGTCCTTTCCGTCCACCTTTAGTTTCCTAAAGATGTTATCGTAGTTGCTACGGAACTCGTCACCTTTGACTGGTCGCTTGGTGTCCCCCTTGCCAGCCCCCTTCTTTACTTGGAATTGTTCGTTCATCGTGGTGGTTCCATTAGAATTTCCCGTCGTTCATCTCCTTGTCCAACTCCTTGATTTTAGCAATGACGCTTGCGATACGCTTCTTGGCTTTCTCAAGGTCGCCCTCAAGCATCTCATCGTATTCCAAATACATATCGCGCCAACGTTTAGTCTCGGCTTTCCAAAGGTCTCGGTCATTAGTCATAGAAACAAGATCCCTCCAAGCTTTCTCCAGTTGCTTCGTCTGGAAAGCGTAAAGGTCTCGGCGGAACTCCAAGTCTGATTTCGCTTCTTCAAGTTGCTTTCTTAACTGATCGTTGTGCGCCAAGGCGTAGTCTGCTGGTGTCATATTGTTGTGGTCGTGGTCGTGTGGTGTGTTCATAGTTCGTTCGGGTTGGTTGTTTTTAATATACGGTTTAAACCGCATCTCAAGCATCCGCCTTGTGGTAAAGGATTACTGCAATCGCACTCGGAAATATCCCGCCAGTATTTCAATGGCTCGACGGATTTGATAAGCCTGTCCCGCTGTGCGGTGACGGCGGTTAGTTCTTCGGTAATCCGCTTGTGGCACTGACTCGCTACGTCGCGCTGCTGCAAAGCGATCTCAAACTTTTGTGCAAGCTCATTGTTATGGGCATCACTTGATTTGAGTGTTTCCTTATGCTGGTTGAGCATCAGTTCAAGATTCATAATCTTTTTCGCTGGTTCTTCGTAGCCAGTTCCAAGGCAGTCGGGACAATCGTAGTCGTGTCCTTGGTGGTGGGCATCTCCTGTCCCGTTGCATTCTTCACACGGCTTGAGGTCAAATAGTTTAGTAGTCATCTGTTCTTTTCTGGATTCTCGTAAATAGTTACGATGCGCTTCAAAGCCTCCGCCAGCCTGTCGCGCTGTGCGGTGACGGTGGTGAGTTCTTTGATGATGCGTTTGCGGTCTTTCCTGCACCATTCGTGACACTGCATCGCAGCATCCCGTTGCATCTCAGCATCAATCATGCGTTCTTGAGTATTGCCTAATCTGAGTGTTACAGCATCCCGCTGCCCCCACGCTTCGTCACGCTCGCGTTGCAATGTCTTAGCATGATCCCAGATGGTTCCGTTAGGGTCGCGGAGTTCGCAGCCAAAGTCTTTGTTTTGCTGGATGTATTTCGCCTTCCATTCGTCGCGCTCGCGTTCTAGCTTTTGGCATAAAAAAACAATTGGGTTTTCATACGTAATTTTATTGTCATTAACCCAAACGTATTCTTGCAAGAATTTAAGATGCTTGTTTTGTTTTACGCATTTGTCCGTTTCTGGTGTTGGTGTATCGTTCATTGGTTCTGGGCGATTAGTTTTTGATCCCTACGGAATTGACGTAGGATGTCGGCTGCAAAAGTCCTTGAGATGTTGTCGTATGCGCCACCATAAAACAGCATAACGCCGTGTTGCTTTGATACTCCGTTTTCGATCATCCATTTTCCTGTGCAAACGCATAACCTAGTGGTCTCAGGTCCGCTGGTGTATTGCTTAGAGGTTTTTGATTTGTATATTCTCATTGTTTTTCTGCTTGGTTTTGGTTCGTCTTCGGGGTTAGGCCATCCGAGTCCGTCTAGTCCGCTCATAACTTATTGGCAGCTTTCGCATTCGGGGTCATCGAGCCTACAAGCCTCGCCCAATGGCTCGTCCATATCGTCGTCAATAGACTCAAGGTGCATGGTCAAACCACCGTCCATCCTGCTCTCCAGCTTCTTGATCCTTAAGTTTGGGAGATCAGGATGATACTCACGGGCAAGGGAGCCGTGGGCGATTAGGGGTCCACCGGAAGGGTCGATAAAACTCAAGCCCTCTGAGATGCCGTCCGCAAATCCGCCGAACCTACAATGGTAATCCACTAACGCCAGACGGTAAACTCCGTCGGAGACTTTGATCGCTGTTACTGTGTGTGTGCCGTAGTGGCCCTTGATTTCAATGGATTCCTGTGTTTTCATTGCTTGGTAAAGTTAGTTGTTTTCAGTGAGCCTTCGGGGTTCGTTGTATTTTGTGTGTTCATAGTGGTTTAACTTTCGCTAGTTTCTTTTCAAGTGCCTTGTTGAACCTTTCAACATCAGCGTCTCGTATGATCAACCCAATGGTCTCAGGTCGGGAATTATAGGTTAGCCTGTTGAGGGCCGAAGCAACCCCAAAGGGTACTTTGATATTCCTTGCTGTGTTCATCAGGTTCTTGCCTCGGATAAGCGTCATGGATAACGGCAC